GGCGACGAGCGACTCCACGTAATCACCAGTCGTATCGGTACCGAGCGCAACACTGTCCGCCTGAACGGTCGCCGAAATGTTGATGTCACCGGTGCCGTCAAACGACGCAGAACCAGCCACATCTCCAGAGATCTGGATGGTGCGGGCAGTTTCCAACGCGGTCGCCGTATCGGCGTTACCCGTCACATTGCCCGTCACGTCGCCCGTCACATTGCCGGTGACGTCACCGACAAGGTCGGCGGTCACGTTCGCAAACGTCACCGACGCGCCCGTGGCAACATCCTGACCGATGTACACCGTCGGCGTAGCACCCTCACCGGTGTTGTTCAGCAGGCTCACACCAGTACCGGCAACCAAAGACTCCACATAGTCGCCAACAGTGTCCGTACCAAGATTGATCGCGTCGTTCACCCATTCCGCGCCGTCGTACTTCAGGAAATCGCCGGCGGTCGCTGACGTAATCGTGACGTCAGTCATCGAGTTCAGGACGTGGTCGTAGTTAATCCAATCGGATCCGTCCCAGACCAGAAGTTGTCCGAGTGACGGTGATGAGACGCTGACATCATCAATGTCGTTGATGCTGGTGGCCAACTGGTAGTAGTCGGTGCCGTTGTTGGTGAATTCCCATCGATCGCTGGTTTCGTTCCAGCGAACAAAAACGTTGTTTTCGACGGTGCCGCGTTCAACCTCGATGCCAGCGTTGACGGACGCGGTCGTTGCGTTGGAGTTCAGGACAATGATGTTGTCTTCAACGACCAGTTCGGTTGTGCTGATGCTGGTCGTAGCTCCGTTAACCGTCAGGTTTCCGGTAATCGTCGCGTCTCCGCCAACAGAAAGGTCATTGGTAAGTGTCGCGTTGTAGAACGTGACGGACGCTCCGGTGTCGACATCCTGACCAATGAAAACGGTCGGGGAAGAACTTTCGCCGGTACCTCCGGTGACGGTGACGCCGGTTCCTGCGGTCAGATCTTGGACATAATCCCCAGTGGTGTCGTCACCCAAAGCGACCGAGTTTGGCTCGACCTGCGTCGTGATCGTGATGTCCGCAGTGCCATCGAAGTAGGCGTTTCCGGTGACATCACCCGACAACTGAATGTTCCTGCTGGTTTCGAGCTGGGTTGCAGTGTCCGCGTTGCCGGTGAGATCACCCGTCACATCGCCGGTCAAGTTGCCTGAGATCGCACCGTTGAACTCGGTCGCGTTGACAGTGTTCGGGAACGTGACATCGGTGCCGTCGCTGGTGATCTCGACGCCACCGAGATCGATGCTGGTGCCGGACAGGTACAGGTCACGGAAACGGTTATCGGACGAACCAAGGTCGTAGACACTGTCGGAGTCCGGGATGATGTGACCGCCGACGGTGGTTTCGCCACCGATGGTGACATCGCTGGTCGTGGTGAGCGTGGCAAACGTGACCGACGCTCCGGTACCGACGTCCTGACCGATGTAGATAGTCGGGGTAGCACCTTCGCCCGAGTTATTGAGCAGGGAAACGCCGGTGCCTGCGACGAGGCTTTCTACGTAGTCGCCGACAGAGTCGGTTCCAAGGTTGACGGCATCGTTGATCCAGTTAGAGCCGTCCCAGCGAAGGAAGTCGCCGTCTTGAGCAGAACTGATAACAACGTCGCTGATGTCGTTGAGGACACCGGCGCCAAGCGTGCTGACGTAGGAGAGGCTGGTCCATGCGGTTGAGCCGTCACCAATTTTCATCTTGTTGGTGTCGGTTTCGAGACCAACTTCGCCGCTTGCGAGCGTCGGGTCGGCGGAAGTCCACTCGGCAGCGGTTCCTCGCCTAAATTGAATGATTACGTTTGCGCTCATTTGTCAGACTCCGCCTGCATCCATTGCGACTAAAACTCGTGTCCACGTCGATGGTGTTCCACCGTCCGCTGAAATTACATCCGCCCACTCAACATTGTAGTCTGTTCCATCTGTTTTACTAAGAACCTGACCGGTATCGCCGCCTGCTGGAAGGGACGAAAAAGTAGCAGCAACCCACTCTCCGGCCGTGCCGTCGTACTGCAAAACCTCACCATCCGACGGGGACGGGATATTTACGTCATTTAGTGATTCCAGCGTCGTTGAACCGGTACTGGAAACCCAGCCACCCCCCGATCTCACGTACAGGATGGCATCGTCGGTGTCAAACCACATGTCGCCTTCATCGGCGCTGGCCGGAGCAGTCGTGGCCAGTTCAACAACTGCGCTTCCGGCTTTCACCCACGTTGAATTTGATCGCAGGTAGAGGCGGTCGTTGTCAGTGTCGATCGCGATCGCGCCATCGTTCAGAGCGGCAGTAGGCGCCCCCGAAGTTGTTACCGTGATTACACCGGAAGCGGCTTCGAAAACGTCGTCCGTTTTCAGGCTGTTGGTAGCGGTCCGGTACAGGTTGGTGTCTCCACCAGTAGTGCCGTCACCCCACGTGATGCGGCCGCCAGCCTCAATTTTGATTCGGGGGTCAGAGTCTCCATCAACCAGTACGGTCAGGCCGTCAGATGCGACCGATGAAAGCGAACGTATTGAGAGTGGTGTGAAGAACTTCTGAGCCACGACCCGGAACCTTCCCGATTAGCCGTTGCCCCTCGAGGCGTGGCTAATTTTGATTGAGTTTTTATCAGCCGGTGACGACGATCCTGAAGTCTCCGGAAGAGATGCTGGCACCGTTGATCGTGATGGTCACGGTGTTCACGTTGGTGCGAATGCTGTCGGCAATGACCGAACCGCCCGTCGAGGTCTCAAACACCTGAACGACGACGTCTTTGGTGCCGAAGTTGTGAGTGACGGTGGTTTGGCTGGTCGAACCAGAAGAGGCGGCGCAGTCCTGAGCGGCAACGCGGGCCAGAGTCGGGGTGGCAGTAGTGCCAGCCGTGGTGTCAGCGAGGTTGTCTCGGGCGTCAGCAGCGGTGCTGGCTCCGGTACCACCGTGGGTGATCGGCAGGTCGTTGGTGACGGCCGCGCCCTGCGACAGGTCCAAAGCACCCCACGTCGGGGTGGTCCCCGAGCCGTCCGAGACAAGAACCTCGTACTGGGTGTTCGACGACTTGACCGCAACATTGTCGGAACCGTCAATGTAGGTGGTGGTTCCATCAACGTTGACGTCGATCTGGTTGGACTGGGTGCCGGACTTGGAGAGACCGTCACCAGCGATGATCTGACCGGCGCCGGAGAACTTGGCGAACGTCAGATCAGTGGTGTCGAGCGTGATGGTGTCGTTGGTTGAGAGCACCCAGCCGCTGTCACCGTTGACATCACCTTCAGCGACGAAGGTGAAAAGTCCGGCAGTGACTTCAGCGTTGCTGTCGGCGTCGGTGGAACGTGACCACGCGCCACTGGTGGAAACGACGTAGATACCGTTCTCGGAAGCATCGGTCTGGTCTTTGACGAGGATGCGGTCCCCGTCGTTGAGGGTGACACCGTCAACGGTGGTCGTGGTGTTGCTCAGCGAAATGTCAGAGCCGTCGGTCGCGACACGAACCGACTGCTTGACGTCCAAACCGGAGCGGGCCGCGTCAACATACGCCTTGTTCGCAGCATCAGTGTCAGCGGTAGGAGCAGCAAGGCCGGTGACCTTGTTGGCGGTGATGTCGTTTGCGCTGAAGTCGCCGCTGGAGTCGCGGAAAACGATCGTGGAGGCCGTGTTGCTGGCAGTCGCGGCGTCGAGCTTGACCTTGTCGGCCGACGACATGACACCGGGATCGGTGCTGGTAACCAAGTTCGGGCTGATTGAGACAGACCCGTTGGACTCAGTGATCGTGAGGGCCGCAGCGTTCGTTCCGGCCGACGACACGACATGGAGCATTTTGCGCCATGCGGAACCGTCGTAAACCTTGATGGTTCCTTCGGTCGTGTTGTAGATCATCCGGCCCGCAAACAGGCTGGACGAAGGGTCGGTGGCTACGCTTTCAAATCGGCCGTTCAGAATTTGATTCTGAACTAGGTCAAGATTTGTTACAAACTTGGTCGCCATGTGGCTAATTCCTTCCGCTTATGTGAGGTAAGCGTAACCAGAGAAAGGTTGCTCGAACTCTATCTGGACGGTCTCGTCGTCAATATATGTTACCTCACCGATGACCTGTGTCTTTGCACTATCCACTACGGAAACACTTGGGAATCCACCTAAATCGTGAATTACAGTCCACGAAGTTGCTGGGGTGGCCTGAGTGAAGGTAAATCGCTGGTTTGACTGAAATACGAAAAATGCTGAAGCGGGCCAACCGTCAGCTTCTTTTGGACCCCAGAACGCCGGCGGGTTCGTGGTGTCAATGTAGATGTCACCCTCAACACCATCTGAGATTGTCGGATCCCCGGAACCGGTGATGATTGACGATCCGGGAGGCCCCTGAGCGCCGATCAGCGAAACATACGCTGTTAGGGCGTCTTCACTTACGGTGACAGTGTTGCGAAGTTCGGTAACCTCAACATCCACACGGTCTGCGCGGACCGAGCTCATCTCGTGACCTCGTAGTCCAACCGGACGATGCCTTTGAGTAGGCGGTTGACCGCGCCAGAGTTGGAGACGAGCTCAAGGTCGTATACGCCGTCGTATTGCAGGTTTTCCGTGTCGTCAGCGTCAATTGTGAGCTCAATAGTGCCGTCAGTGCCACCGAGTGCAATGCGCCCGTTTTCGGTGGTCAGCTCGATCATGACCGTTTCTGAGTCAATTTCTGAGCGAATCTGCATGCGGGCAGTGTGATTCGTTAGGTCGTACAAAGTGCCGTCAGGGTTTTTTACGACAATGGAACGCCTGAACGTGGCACCCTGATCTAAGTTGATGTTATAGACGCCAGCAATCACGGCTACCCTCCGACGACGGTACTACTAGATTTTAGCCTGTCACAACGGGTTTCAGGGGTTAGAAAAAGCGAAAGCGAGGCGGCCACTGGGGCCGCCTCGCTTACGCCTTGTCGGGAGGTCTAGATCAGGCTTCTTCGGGCTTCTTGTTGTCGAAGAAGGACGAGATCGCGGGATCGCCGATCTTCGAGGAGGCCACCGCCAGTGCGGCACCCACGAGGGGCAGCAACAGGGCGATCAACTCCGGGTCCATGTCGTACTTCGCGGCGAAGTAGACAAAAAGGCCCATGACGCCGCCCTTGGCGCCCTGATCAAGAGTCTGGGTCTTGCTCATTCTTCATCTCCATCTTGCTCGGCGTATCCCTGATTGAGGATAACTTCACTAGCACAGTTTAGCATTCCGGTCGCTAACCACGTAGTCATTTGGTCGCTAGTCTGGACGTGAAGGTCTCGCGTATCAGCCGAAACACTTTCCGCAATAATAATATAATTTGTAACAATTTTGTCTGGGAATGATTCCTCCAGCATCGCCTGAAAATCAGGTTCTGATTCCTCAGCCATAACGGCTCCAATCCTTAAAGCGACGCCACACACTCGTGAGTGAGAATGTTCCCAACCGGACGAACATTCTCCAAAACCCCCAGAATCAACTCCGATGCTTCCCCGGTAATGCCATCCAAAGTTTCCGACGTCAAGGTCTGGACGACGATGTAGAAAGGCGCAGAAGTATCAATGGAGTACGACTTCGTTCCTGTCAGTACGAGCTCCAGCGTCTGCTGGATCGACGTCAACGTCCCAGCCTTGCGGGCGTAATAACTGTTTTCGAGCTGCCAGCGCCAGAAATCCTCGACCGTGGTGCTGACCAGCTGGTATCGCTCGATCTCCTCCCACGAGTTGTCCACAAAATCTGCTGTACCGGTCGCCTCGCTTGAAGCCGCAATAGTCGAAGAGTCGTTGTATGTGAACTGGTTGGAGCCGCCTGTGACTGACGTGATCTCAAACTGGCCGTCAAATGCTGTGGTTCCGCCAATGTCAACAACGGCGCCGAGCACGCACCACGACTCCAACGAAGAGGAAACCGTGACCGTCACCTCTCCGGCCCCATCGTTGCTGATCGCAGTGATCGTCATCTGCGTATACGTGTCGGAATCAATTTCCGTCAGCCAGTCCTGCCACGTCGAAGGGAAGTTTGCCCACGGCGTCGTCGACGGACTATCACCAAGAAGTTCGTTGCCTGTAATGGATCCGAGCCACGGCAAATAGTCGTCTTCCGCTACGGATGGTTCAATAAGGCCGCTCAAAGACAGGATGCTCGGGTTTTCCGAACCGGTTTCTGGATCACGGAAAAAGAAATGCTTGTACTGCTCGATGGCCATCGACCCGTATCCGGTTCCAATGTCAAGGAGCCGAAGTAGCGGGTAGCGAGGATAAGTCTGTTCGCGATCTTTTTCTAGTAATACGCGTGGCATGTATGCGGCGATCTCTCGCAGCATTGTGTTCCTGCGGAAACCAAACTCAGGGTAGATCACCGGGCGATAAAAATACACCGGGTATTGGGCATGGTTCGCGATCGTAATCGTCGGCTTCACCAAGTACGGCTCAGTTGAGCGCGGCAAAAACAACGGTTCGCCGCGGACAACGTTCCACCGGTCTGCCGCAACAGAAACTGTTCTTTCCTCAGACAACGGTGTCGCCCCGCGAAAACGCTCGACTTTCATCGTGACGAGCAAATCTTTTGTCGATTTAACTTGCGCCATCAGCGTCATATAGTCGGTGATGTCGTCATGATCGGTGGCAGTGTTGTCGCACGTCAAAACGATGTCGTCAGTGTCGGAAGCGTCGATCTGCATGACGATGAACGCCGTCGAATTGTCGGGGGCCATGTTGAACACTGGGGTCAGCGTCGCATTACCAGAAGTGACCGTCCAAGAGCCGAGTGTTGCGTCAACGATCTGATCGGTATTTGCCAGCCGGTTACCGACAACGCGAGGCGCTAGTTCAAAGTTGGTGAGGTGCGCCATGGTTACACCACGCCAACAGTCACCGATGATGCGTTCGGAAGGGTGCCGCGGAACAGGATGTCTACGTCACCGGTAACCCCGTCAATATTTGCGAGCGGCTCTGGGGAAGCCAAGGTGAAGCTCACGCTGTCCACATAGTCGACACCGGGCACGGCGGTGACCAGAGCGATGATCGAGTTGACACGGATCCGAGTGTCCCAGTTCCAATTTTGCGGAGAAATGTAATCGGCGACTGCCAGTTCAACATTGTCGCGGACCGTGAGTTCGTTGAACCCTTCGAGTAACGCAAAATCGACAGTCACTTCGACATCAAGGCGTAGGGCATCGATGATTGTGAAGTCGAGGCCAGCAACCACACGGTCAACGATCGCATCAGAAATCGAGGTTTTTAGTTCCGAACTGACAGGGTCGCCGTTTGAGTCGGCGACAACCGTAGTGACGTAACCTGCCGCAGGGGTAGAGCCGTACAGTGAAATTCCGCCGCTCGTGTCGGGCCGTTCGAGTTCCTTCAGAATTTCGATCGTGAAATCGTCTGTCAGCGTTTCTCCAGTTGACGCACCAGCCGTGTTAGTCACATAGATAGTCGTTGAGTCCAAGCTGTCGATTTCGAACACATCGTTGAATTTGCTGTCACTAGCGCCAACGATCCGGATGTATTCGCCGGCTGAAGGTGTCGGGAACAGTCCGGTCGGATCGATCGTGGTGGACGCCCCCAGAGTGCCGCTGCTCTCGAAGATTTGAACACCGGCGACTTCTGTCAGGTTTGTCTGGTCGAGGGTGACGCATCGGCGCACATCGGTGAACGCGGACAGGATGTAGTTCGTGATTTGCTGCTTCGTCGCGAGGCTTTCTGACAGGCTGGCAATGTACGTTGCACCACGAGCAAAATATTCTTCGTCTGATTCGGAGGCTGCGCCCTGAGTCAGAGTCCCGGAAAAGGCGACCGAGAAAATGCGATTGGACGAAGTGAGAAGAAGCATTGTGTCGCCGTCATCAATGACCGGCTGCACCCCAGTCGCTGCGGCGCGGACGGGAACCGCGCTCGACGTGTTTCCGCCAGCATCAATCGTGGCCTGCTCCGTCGTCTCGAAAATGTACTGGGAGGTAACCCCGTCTACGGTGTCCGTGTAAGCGACGCGGGTGCCCGCCGGAATCGTCGCACCATTGCTGTCAACGATCGTGAAAACGACGGCACCGGTCGCGAACGAAGACTGTGCACGAGAAAATCCGAGAAGGTTCAGCACGCCTTCCATCAGGCCGTTCGGCAGCCGGTTGATCGCACCCGTCATCAGGGCCGCCACATATGACATCGCTTGCAGCACAGCATCTTCGACAGTGCCTTCGCGAGGCTGGAAATCCGGCAGGGCGGTTTGGGCGTACGAGACAGCGTCGTCGTAGATCGTGGACGGCTGAACGTCGTTGATCGTCAGGTTGACGTATTGGCGGAAGTCTGGGGATGCCATGGTCAGTTCCTCAGGTCAAAAGCCACGTCAATTGTGCTTCGCCCGTCTTCAGTGTCGGAGATCTGCACCTCGATGAGGCGTACTTCAGGGATGAATGCTGCGGCTGTGAACATCAGTTTTCTTTTGGCTTCGTCGCTGAAAACCGGGTCTGCGGACCCAAAGTTGGGAGATAGAGGCAGTTCTCCGGGCTGAATTTGTGCGGCGAGGGCGAGAAGTTGGGCGTACTGGTCACTGGAGCCGTCTGCGTGCTTCTTCAGGCCACGTTCAGCTGTGAATTTGATTGGAAACCCGATCGTGTCCATAATACTATTTTGCCACCTTCCGTGTTCGTTCAGGGCTACGTCAGTGTGCTTTGATCTGATATTTGATGGCGAGATGCAGGCTTCTGAGGCTCACGCTTTCACTACCCCCGTAATAGCCGGTAAGTCCGGAGTAGCTGGTGACGCCGCCGCTGATAGAAATAGCGGGGTCTGCGCCGCCTGAGGTGTAGTTGCCGATGCTCCAACTATGCCGGTGGTTGAAGCCGTCTGGGGAAACAGCCATTCCTGCCTGCCCATTTGGCGCATAATAAGTTTGGTATGAACCAAGCCTCACAACTACGTTACTGTCATTCGCGTAGCTCGTATAGACGGTTCCCGGGTTCACGGTGTGGCTGTGACTGTTCTGGTTTGCGGAAAAATTATCGCTGTGACCATGATTCATGCTGTGGGAGTGAAACGGAACCTCGTCCTCTGTCAGGGTGTGAGAGTTGGCGCCACCGGTAGCACCGAGCGTTGTCACCCCATCACCGGCAAGCACCGCGTCTTCCATGTCGGGAAGAATCAGCGAACTACCTGATTTCCATGATGCAGGAGCGACTGACCACAGTGACGGATACAGCGTCGAAGCGGAAGACACTGTGCTGCCGTCCAGCAGCAGCCAGCCTGTGTCTGCCGTCGTGCTAATCGTCGCCGCGATCGTCCCTGCCGGAATCAGAAGGTTTTGGACTGCTGAAGCGAGCTCGCTGACGGTGATTGTTCCATCTGCGATCGCAGCCGCGGTCACCGCGTCGTCCGCGATTTTGTCTGCCGTCACCGCGTCATCAGCAAGTTTCGCTGTAGTCACGGACAGGTCTGCGAGACCGTCAGTGCCGAGCGGGCCTTCGGCTTGAAGTTCGATGAGTTCTGGAGCGAAAATGACGCACTCGTCGAGTGAGTTATTCAAAAACCCGCAGATAACCCGCTGTCCGACTGCTGGAACTGCGCCACCGGTGTAGCCACCAACGAGGCACGGTCCGAAACTGAACCCGGCGGACACGTACGGGATTTTGACGTACACCTCGTCGCCGTCAATTTTGATGATTTCTCCTGCGTACACCCCGTTTTGTGGGAGTGGCTGCGACGCAGTTTTGGTGGGTGCGGTAAATCCTTGCATCACGGAGCTCCGGGCAGACTGGCGAGGATGGCGTCCAAGCCTTCGATCGTTGGCCGGTACACGATGTATGGGCGTACCGCTTCGAGAACTTGGTAGGAGACGCTCGATTCGCCGTACCGGTCCTCAAATCGTTGCATTGCTTCTTCTTGAGCGCTGCGCGTTGTCTGTCGGTACACGAGCATGGAATCGACTTTAGCACCGTTGAAAACAGCTGTGAATACTGACGACATCCCGGTGTCAGGCAACTTCAGTCTTCCCGAAAGGTATTCGTACATTTTGTCGTAAATAAGTTTCTGGCGCGCGTTCCCGATGAATTTTGTTCCTCCGGCGTAACCGGCTTCAAGCTGTTCGGTTGACACGCCGTCGAGACGCGCGTACAGGTCGGACTTCACATGGACCAGCGCCAGATACATGACGCTGAGACGCCCGTATTTGTCAGCCAAAACTTCCAACAGGCGATCTTTTTCGTCTCGTGTGCCGGCGACATACACCTGTCGCGCCCAATCGGTACAGATCCCAAGCGCATATTCGACTGCCCTGTCGAAAGCCAACGGGATCGAATTCAACTCACGGGAATCGAAGTTCCGCGTGTCTTTCTTGATGTTCCTTCGAATAAACGTCGAGAGTTTGTTGACGATCGATCCGGGAAGATACGCAATCGGGGAACCTGTCGGCTGACTGCCGCCACCTCCTCCCGCGCCTTGACGTGGCTCGTACGGCACGGGGGTGCGGAAACTGATGCGAACCGGGTCGGGCGTTCCTTCTTCCCATTCCACGTCCGTGATCAGGTAGTAGTCCTCGAAATCAGGGATCCCGTACAGGTAGATGGTCATTCCGGGTCGAAGCTCGACACCGTTTGTTTTTTCGATGATCAGCGACCCTTCGGCGTGCATTGGGTCGTCGTCTGAACGTCGCACGGACGGCATGTCCATAAGTACCCATCGGCTGGATGAGCCGGGGAACACCGAGTCGTCGTTTCCGGGCCAGCCGATCGGGATGAAAGCGCGACCTTCGTACTGGTATACCGGATCACCCCATTTGCCCAACAAATATTCCATCGACGTAAAAAACAGTGTGTTGTCAGTTTCGAAAACAACGAACTGTTGGTCAGCTGCGGCGCGCCGCAAAACATCCCAAACAGACTCGTCGTTTCTCGCGTTCGACGCTTTGACGATTGTCTGGCGTTCGGGTGTCTGCTCGCCGAAGAAATTCATGCCGTAACGTTCTGCCACCTGAGCAGCGAACGCCGTTCCCGAGATTCGCGTATACGCTTCCGGCTCTTTGTCACGTTTCAT